ATGACATCTTATAATAAGATATCCAATAAGGATAAAGAAGATGTTGATTATATCATTATGGGTCCAGGAATGTCTACGAAGGCAGAATCACAAGCAAAAGCAAATAAAGTCATTTCTCTTGCACAAGAAAGAAAGGATTGTGTTGCTTTCGTTGGACCACACAGAGCAGACGTAGTTGGTGTTACTAACTCTGATACTCAAACCAATAATCTTATTGATTACTTCAGTGCATTAAGTTCTTCTTCTTATGCTGTATTTGATAGTGGTTATAAGTACACTTATGATCGCTTTAATAACAAGTTCCGCTATATTCCCGCTAACGGTGATATTGCTGGACTAACATGTAGAACTGGGATTAATGCATATCCTTGGTTCTCACCTGCGGGTCAACAGCGTGGTATACTTAACAACGCCGTTAAACTTGCATATAACCCAGACAAAGCACAAAGAGATCTTCTCTATCCACAAAGAGTTAATTCAGTTGTAACTCAACCTGGAACAGGAACACTTCTCTTTGGTGATAAGACTGGACTTGGTTATGCATCTGCATTCGATAGAATTAACGTTCGTCGCTTGTTCCTCACAGTTGAGCAAGCATTGGAGAAAGCAGCAGAAGCACAACTCTTTGAACTCAATGATGAGATTACAAGAGCAAACTTCCGTAACATTGTTGAACCTTACCTTCGTGATATTCAGGCAAAGAGAGGAATCTATGGATTCTTAGTTGTTTGTGATACTACAAATAACACTCCTGATGTTATTGATAATAATGAATTCCGCGCAGACATCTTCCTGAAGCCTGCGAAGTCTATCAACTACGTCACCTTAACCTTTGTTGCTACACGTACAGGTGTTAGCTTCGAGGAAGTGGCTGGAAGAGTTTAACCATTAAATCTAAATAACAACAGGAGGATCAAAAGACAATGGCCGTAAAAACGATTTCAGAATTTAAATCTCGCCTCGCAGGAGGCGGTGCAAGACCCAATTTATTCGAGGTTGATATACCCGATGTTCCATTTGCTTTAAATTGGAATGGGGATACCAATGCTCAGGGTAATTTAAATTTCTTATGTAAAGCAACGGGACTACCTGCTCAGAATATAGCAGCAATTGATGTTCCATTTAGAGGTCGTAATTTTAAAGTTTCAGGAGACAGAACGATTGATAACTGGTCAATCACTGTTATTAATGATGCTGCCTTTGATATTAGAAGAGCAATGGAAAAATGGAGTGAAGGTATTTTACAGCTCGATACTAATACTGGTGTTACTGATCCCGATTCTTATATGAGACAAGGATATGTCAAGCAATTAGGTAGAGGAAAGGATACAGTTTCCAAAACTACTACTCTTGCTACCGAGGACCGTAAGGTATTGGCAGCATATCAATTTGTAGATATTTGGCCTGTAACTGTTGGTGATATTGCACTTTCATATGATACAGGTGATACTCTTGAAGAATTTGATGTAGAATTTGCAGTACAATCTATTAATATTAGATATGAAGCAAATACTGGTTCAACTCTTCCCACATAACTAGATAATGTGCTATAATTAGACTAACTAAATATTAGTATAGTCTAAAATCCTTGGAATAAATTATGGCTAAGTTATTTGGGTTCTCGATAGAGGATACCGATCAACTACCAAAAGACGCTATTTCCCCCGTTCCGCCAACTGATGCGGACGGGGTAGAGCATTATTTGAGTAGTGGTTTTTTTGGTTCTTATGTTGACATTGAAGGTGTTTATAGAACTGAATTTGAACTTATTAAACGCTATCGAGAAATGGCACTTCATCCAGAGTGTGATAGTGCAATTGAAGATATTGTAAATGAAGCAATTGTAGCAGATAGTCATGATAGTCCCGTAGAAATAGAACTTTCAAATCTTAATGCTAGTGATGGTATTAAAAAAAAGATTAGAGATGAATTTAAATATATTAAAGAATTATTAGATTTTGACTCGAAAGCACATGAAATTTATAGGAATTGGTATATTGATGGTAGATTATATTACCATAAAGTAATTGATTTAAAGAATCCTCATCTTGGTATTGAAGAGTTGCGTTATATTGACGCAATGAAAATGCGTTATGTAAGAAAACAAAGAAAGGATGAAAAGGATAAAATGGGGATGGCACTCGTTCCTCGCAGTGATAACCCAGAGGATTTTGAATTCCCAGAAATGGATGAATTCTTTATCTACAATCCTAAGGCAATGTATCCCGTAGGTAGTCCTTCATCTATGGGTGGAATGGCTGGAATCAAAATGACCAAAGATTCTATTGCATATTGTACCTCTGGTTTAGTAGATAGAAATAAAGGATCAGTACTTTCATATCTTCATAAAGCAATTAAATCACTCAATCAATTAAGAATGATTGAGGATTCCCTAGTAATATATCGTTTATCTCGTGCTCCTGAACGTAGAATTTTTTATATTGATGTAGGTAATCTTCCAAAAGTAAAAGCAGAACAGTATTTAAGAGATGTTATGATGAGATATCGTAACAAACTTGTTTACGATGCTGCTACTGGGGAGGTTCGCGATGACAAGAAGTACATGGCAATGCTTGAAGATTTCTGGCTCCCTAGAAGGGAAGGAGGTCGTGGAACTGAAATTTCTACTTTACCAGGAGGTCAAAACCTTGGTGAAATCACGGATATTGAGTACTTCAAAAAGAAATTATATAGGTCGCTCAACGTACCCCCATCAAGAATGGAGGGAGACGGAGGATTTAATCTGGGAAGATCCTCAGAGATACTAAGAGATGAGGTTAAATTTAGTAAGTTTGTTGCACGTTTACGTAAAAGATTTGCGGGAATGTTTAATGATTTACTTAAAACTCAGTTAATTTTAAAGAATATTGTCACCCCAGAAGATTGGGAAACAATGCGTGAGCATATACAATATGACTTTTTATATGACAATCATTTCACAGAATTAAAGGAAGCAGAACTTCAAAATGAAAGATTAGCATTGCTTGCAACTACTGAACCATATATTGGTAAGTATTATTCTCAGGATTGGGTACGTCGTAAGGTATTACGTCAATCTGATGATGAAATTCTTGAACAGGATAAGTTGATTAAGAAAGAAATTAAGGATGGTATTATTCCAGATCCTGCTGCAATTGAACAGGATATGATGTTGGATCCAGAAGGTAGTGGTGGAATGAGACCAGTAGATCCAACTCAACTTGGTGCTACTGAAGCTGAACCCGATGCTGCTTTAAGATCTATGGCAGTTGATACTTCTGTTGCACAATCTGACGCTAATTTGGTTAAACCAAAAGGCGGAGAAATTTGATGGGACTCGGTGGAAAGAAAGATGATTATGATTTCCGCCGAGATTCTGATGACATGGAGTGGTGGGCTGAACAAAGATTTAATATAAGAGAAGTACGTATGATATACAGTTCTCTTGATAATTATAAAACTGTTTGGCAAGGGGAACCTGATAGACCAAAAGAAGAAATGGAATTCGTCGATTGGTATAAAGGACGTTTATTTGCTATGATTACTGATTATAATTATACCCATCATGACGTAGATGCATCTAGTAATGACTCTACCCCTAGTGGGAATGATACATAAATATTAACGATTACTCACATTTAATACAATGCCTGATACTGAAACTGAAATGAATGCGGATCAAGAAACTGCTGATGAAGTAGCTAATGATGTGCAACAAGAATTAATGGATATGATTATTGCTGATCAATCACCATCTGATATAAGTGATAAAATCAAAGATATGCTTTTTGCAAAGTCTGCGGAGAAAGTTGATACATATCGTCCCGAAGTAGCACAAGCTTCTTTTGGTGACCAACAAGCTGCTACTGCTGCGGTTGCTAATGCAGCGGCTGCAATTAGTGGTGAAACTGCTGCTGCACAAGATACACAGGCCGAAGAGTAATTATAAATAAATAAGACAATGAATTTGTATCCATAATGGCCGTTATAAATCCGGTTGGTCCTAACATTAGAGTAGATACTGCTAATACAGTTTCTGTAGCGACCACTCAACAAACTCCTTATATAAGAGTGGTAGCAGTGGGAGCTAGTCATGCTCACGTCGCTATTGCAACTGCACCTAATATGGCAGCAACAACTGCTGATTTTTTAGCAGTAAGGGATGTTCCCTCAGTATTTTCTATTGGACAAGTAAGGTCTCAACCTGTTGTCGGAGTAACTACTGGAACTACCACTGCATTTAGAGTGGCAGAAGGTCAAGGATCACAATTTGTTCCAGGACAAACAGTGATGCTAACGGATTGTGATACAGATACATCTGATCCTTATTGGAAAAATCTGTGCGGAATTACAACGGTATCGTCGATTAATACTCGTGCTAATTTTCCTAATAACGAATATCCATATAATGTAGAAATTATCGTTAATACTAATAGTAGTTTAATTCAAACTAGTATATCAAGTAATGCACGATTAGTTTCATGTTGGAGAGCAGCTGCTCTTAAAGGAACTGCTGCTGGTGAAGGTTTTGTTCATTGTCAACAAGTTCAAATTACTGGGGGTTAATTTCCAATGAAACTCATTAGAGAAGAAATTGAATCTGTTAAGTTTATCACCGAGAAATTAAAGTCTGGTAAGCAGAATCTTTATATCGAAGGTATTTTCCTTCAAGGAAACATTACGAACAGAAATGGTCGTATGTATCCTATTGAGACTTTACGTAAAGAAGTTGGACGTTATAACGAGTCCAATGTTCAATCTGGTAGAGCACTTGGAGAATTGGGTCATCCCGATAGTCCAACTGTGAATCTTGATAGGGTTTCGCATAAAATCGTCTCTTTAAAAGAGCACGGTTCTAATTTCATTGGTAGAGCGAAAATTCTCGACACACCAATGGGTTCAATTGCATCTTCACTTATTAAGGAAGGTGTTAAACTGGGCGTTTCTTCTCGTGGCATTGGTTCATTGAAACCAACCAAAGAAGGATTTAATGTTGTTGGTGATGACTTCATGTTGGCAACTGCTGCTGATATCGTTGCAGATCCATCAGCACCTGATGCTTTCGTTGAAGGTATCATGGAAGGTAAGGAGTGGGTATGGGAAGGAAACACTTTCCGTGAGCAACTTGCTTCTCAAACTAAGAAAAAAATTGACACTCTGGTAGAGCAAAAAGCACTCGAAGAGCATAAATTAAATTTGTTTAATGAGTTTATTAACTCATTGTAAACATCAACTTTATAAATAAATATAGATTTTAACTACAGATCAATTCGGAGTATTAACAAATGTCTAGTGACAAACAATTACAGGAAATGGAAGTAGGCACTGTGCAATCCAAAACTGCCGTTAATGCAAACGCAGCAGCAGGAGACGAAGCACTTCCAAAAGCAGGTAGCAATGCATCTGGTGTCTCAACACCTGGCAATCAAGCACAGGTAGAGGATCTAGGTGGACCTACACCTGATAATTACAGTCCTACTAACGATTCCGCTAAGTTGAAACCAGCAGGTGGATCACTTAAGCAAGTTAGAGACATTGTTAATAAAGGAGCTGCGAAAGCAGAAGCACCTGGTAAAAGTGCAACTCCTGTTAAGATACCTGAGGATGCCGAAGTTACCGATGAGGTAATCGAAGAAGATCAGGTAACTACTGATGAAGTAGTATCCGAAGAGGAAGTAGTTGAAGAAGTAGCAACTGATGAAGTTGTTGCAGAAGCACCTGATTACGAAGAGATCAGCATCGAAGAAGATGTTAAAGCTCTTGTAGAAGGTGAAGAACTTTCCGAAGAGTTTAAAGAAAAAGCAAAGACTATCCTAGAAGCCGCTGTTAAAGGTAAGGTTGTACAAATCAAGGAAGTTCTTACTGCTGAGTACGATCAAAGACTCTTGGAGGAAGTTGAGGAAATCAAAGGCGCACTTAATGAGCGTGTTGATTCCTATCTTGAGTATGTTGCTGACGAATGGTTCACTGAGAACCAACTCGCAGTAGAAACTGGTCTTAAAGAAGAACTCACAGAGTCCTTTATGACTGGTCTAAAAGGTCTTTTTGAAGAACATTATGTATCAATCCCTGAAGAAAAATATGATGTACTTGAGAGTATGGTAGAAAAACTAGATGATATGGAAACCAAGCTCAATGAGCAAATTGAGAAGAATGTTTCCCTCAACAAGCGACTCGGTGAGTCACAAGCTGAAGGAATTTTCGATCAAGTTTCTGAGGGTCTTGCAGACACTCAGAGAGAAAAGCTCGCCTCACTTTCCGAAAGTGTGGAGTTTGAAAGTGAATCAGAATATCGTGAAAAGTTGGTTACTTTAAGAGAATCTTATTTCCCTGGAAAAGTTATACCAACGACTGCTAAGACAGAGACACTCTCAGAGGGAATGGAAGCTACACCTGAAACACATTCAGGTTCCATGGCTGCATACCTAAAATCAATGTCTATGATTAGCAAATAATTGAATTTTTAATTAAATCAAACTTAAACTTTAAAAGGTAAATCGCAAATGTTCCAATCAGAACAATTGCAGGAAAAGTGGGCTCCTCTCCTCGATCATGAGGGAGCTGATAAAATCGAAGATTCTCATAAGAGAGCCGTTACCGCTGTCCTGCTAGAAAACCAAGAAAAATTCCTCCGTGAGCAACAGTCCTTTGAATCTGGGACTTCAATGCTTACTGAGCAGCCAACCAACAACACTAATTCAACAGTAGCATCTGCTGGATATAGTTCTGGTGCCGCCGCTGGTGGTCCTGTTGCTGGTTTTGACCCAGTATTGATCAGCCTTATTCGTCGCGCAATGCCTAACTTGGTGGCATACGACGTTGCTGGCGTTCAACCAATGTCCGGTCCTACTGGACTTATTTTCGCAATGCGTTCACGCTACTCCAGTCAGTCTGGAACAGAGACCTTCTACAACGAAGTAGATTCTGCATTCTCTGGTCAGAACTCTGGATTGGGTGCAACAGACTTTGTTAGTGGATCCACTGGTTTGGGTACAACTTCACAGCGTGGTACTAACCCTGCTATCTTGAACCCAACATCATCATATCCAACTGGTGACATCGACACTGTTTACAACGTCGGTGAAGGTATGAACACTGGTACTGCTGAAAAGCTAGGTACTGGTACTGCCACTCAGTTCAACCAGATGGCATTCTCAATCGAGAAAGTCACTGTTACTGCGAAGTCTCGTGCGCTAAAAGCTGAGTACTCATTAGAACTCGCTCAAGACCTTAAAGCAATTCATGGTCTTAACGCAGAAGCAGAACTTGCTAACATCCTTAGTACTGAAATCCTCGCTGAAATTAACAGAGAAGTTATCAGAACTATCTACAAGGTTGCAGAGCAAGGTGCTGTTTCTAACACCGCTACTGCTGGTGTGTTTGACCTCGACATTGACTCCAATGGTAGATGGTCAGTTGAGAAGTTCAAGGGACTTATCTTCCAGATCGAGCGAGATGCTAACGCAATTGCACAAAGAACTCGTCGTGGAAAGGGTAACATCATCCTCTGCTCTGCAGACGTTGCTTCCGCCCTTACAATGGCTGGTGTACTTGATTATACACCTGCGCTTAACGCTAACCTCAATGTTAATGACACTGGCAATACATTTGCTGGTACTCTACAAGGTAAGTACAAGGTCTACATTGACCCTTATGCTGCAAACCTAACTTCTGGTGGTAACGCTGCCACTGCTGGTGGTAACCAGTACTACGTTTGTGGTTATAAAGGTTCTTCACCTTATGATGCTGGACTGTTCTATTGTCCTTATGTTCCTCTCCAAATGGTCAGGGCAGTGGGCGAGAACACCTTCCAACCAAAAATCGGGTTTAAGACTCGTTATGGTATGGTTGCTAACCCATTCTCACAAGGTACAACTCAAGGACTTGGCGTTCTTACTGTTAACTCCAACCGTTATTACAGACGTGTTGCTGTTAAGAACCTTATGTAAGATAGAAGGATATATATCCTCTTACACCAAAGAGACCCTTTCGGGTCTCTTTTTTTTATGCTATAATATACTAGTCAAGGTCGCTACCTGGACTGCGGTACTCCCCTTTGGTAGGTTCAGGAGTAGCGGCGATAGGAACCTACCACCTAAATATTAAGATGTTAAAACCTTTAATACCATCCGAAGATCCGTTATTACATCACAAGATCAAAGGATGTAGTTATGATTTAGATCGTTCAAAGTTGTCTTATACTTTGAATGAAAATATGTTTCATCATAATGGAGTAGGACTTTCTGCTAACCAAATAGGTATAAATGAAAGAGTATTTGTAATGATGATTGATATAGAATCGCAAGAAACTATTACCTGTTTTAATCCTAAAATTATAAAAGAATCTAAGAAACAAGTTATAATGGAAGAAGGATGTTTATCATATCCAGATTTATTTTTAGAAATACCTAGACCTGATTCTATCATCGTAAAGTATGAAGATGAAGGGAAAAATAGTTTTAAAAGAAGATTAGAAGGATTTGTTGCCAGAGTATTTCAACATGAATATGATCATATGGAAGGGATCGATTTTACTCAACGAACCCTAAATAAATAAGGAGACCTGCTTTCTACCATGTTTTGTAAAAATAAGATGAGTCGAGAAGACCGTCAACAATGGAAATTAAAAATGTATACACGTTGGGAAGATACTCTGGAAGAGAGACTTGCTGGTGTAAAAGCTGCCAAAGCAAAACTTGAAGAACAGATGAATAGAGACGAGAACTAATGGCAACTAGAAAAAGACCATATAAAGTTGGTGCAAAAGAATCACCGATTATTAATAGGAATTTCTTATCTCCTATTGGGTTTAAATTTGGGTTGAAAAGAAGTCCTGCTGTTGCATTCTTTTGTAATGAAGCAAATATTCCTTCCTTAGATTTAGGAATAGCAGAGCAACCTACTTATTTAAAAAATATTCCAACCCCTGGTGATAAAATCCAATTTGGTGATTTAAGTCTTCGCTTCTTAGTAGATGAAGATTTAAAAAATTATATGGAGATTCAAAATTGGATTCGTGGATTAGGTTTTCCAGAGAGTTTATCCGAATTTGCTGAATTGGAAGATGATGCAGAAATGCCTTCAAATTTTGGAAATAATGCAGGTCATGATATATACTCTGATGGAACACTTCAAATATTAAGTAGTAATCTTGTCCCTAAGTTTCAGGTAGCTTTCAATGATCTCTTCCCTTATTCTCTTTCAACTGTCACTTTCGATGCAACTGATACAGATATCGAGTACTTTACAGCAGACGTAAGTTTCAAGTATACTATCTACACCATAACTGATTTAGAAAATAACCCTTTATAATATGAGCATAACTCTTGAAGTGCTTCAAGAGATGTGGGAAAAAGATTCTAAAATGGATCGTGACAATTTACACGAAGAGTCATTAAACATCCCCTCTCTTCATGCAAAATATTTTGAACTTTATAATACTATCTTTCTATTAAGAAAGAAAGCAGAGCAGCAAAGAAAAAATATCCGTCATGAACGGTATGAGTATTTTAGTGGGAAAGCAGACCCGCAAGTTTATATTGACAATCCATTTGGAAAGAAAATAAGAGATAAGGATACTATGCAGAAGTATTTGGATGCAGATGAAAAACTTTCCAATACTTGTCTAAAGATAGATTATTATGATACAATGCTTACATATATTGAAAGTATTCTTAAGGTGATACAGAATAGAACATATCAAATTAAAAATGCAATTGAGTTTATGAGATTTCAATCAGGATTAGGGTAATTTATGGCGTATATTTATTTGATAGAAAATAGAGTTAATGGACATAAGTATGTGGGACAAACATCTAGATCATTAAAAGTTAGATTAAAACTGCATTATGCTGAATCTAAAAGATTTACTAAAAGACCTCTTTATAATGCATTTAGGAAACATGGTATTGGGAATTTTAAGGTTAAAATACTTGAACGTTGTGAAATTGAAAAATTAAATCAAAGAGAAGAGTATTGGATAGATTTTTTTAATACGTATAAAGATCCTCAGCATTATAATTGCACTCCTGGTGGAGAAGGAGGAGAGATTAGTGAAGATACGAAAGAAAGAATATCCGAAGGAATGAAAAAAGTTGATAGAAGTGAAGAATGGGTAGAAAATATGTCAAAAGGTCTTCAAAAAAAATTGGCGAAAGGAGAAAAATGGGGTTTTATGAATGGAGATTATGATACTACCACTCATTTTAAAAGAAAAATAAAAGCTACTCCATCTCTTCCATTAAGAGTAGGTACTGCAAAGCGTCCCATTGGAGAGAAAGAAATTATATTTTCTTCTTCTTCCGAAGCAGCAAAATTTTTAAATGGAAGAACTAGTAATATATCAAGAGCTGCTAATGATACTAGGAAAGGGAAGCATACTGTTGCTTATGGATATAAGTGGGAGTTTTTAGATAATAGACCTTTATGGAAGAAAGTTTATGGGGTTAATAGAGATAGTGGTCAAATGACTGAAGTGTTTCCTTCAATTAAAGCAGCAGCAAGAAATTGGGGTAAACGAGATAGTGGTCTTAGAAATGCATTGGATGAACCAGGAATAAAAAGTTTTATGAATCATTATTGGTATTATGCAGCATCTGATACTGACTCTATCGATGATTCTTCAATAGGTTGACATAAGTTAATAAATACCCATAGATGCATGGGTTGAGTGATTGACACAACGGCCAATGTTGTAATATCTAAGGCCAACGAAGTATTTTTAAGAATAGATTCAGAACCTCATATTGAGTATGAATTGAGAGACCACTTTACCTTTGAGGTAGAGGGTGCAAAATTTATGCCTCAATATAGGAATAAGAATTGGAATGGAGAAATACATTTATTTGATATGAGATCTAAACGGATCTATGTAGGTCTATTAGATCGCATTGTTTCCTTTTGTGAGAGAAAAGATTATAGTTATAAATTTGTAGATAATGAATATTATGGTACTCCCTATGAAGAGAATGAGGGAATATCATATGAAGGTGTTAAAGATTATATGCGATCTATTTGTAATCATTCTCCAAGGAAATACCAAATTGAGGGAGTATACGATGCTTTAAGACATAATAGAAAATTATTGATATCACCCACTGCCTCAGGCAAATCTTTGATGATATACGCTCTTGTAAGATATTATGTAGCGAAGAAACAAAAAATTCTTTTAGTTGTTCCCACGACATCTCTTGTAGAGCAGATGTATAAAGACTTTGAAGATTATGGTTGGGATTCTGATTCATATTGTCACCGTATATATGCAGGAAAAGAAAAAACAAATGAATTGCCAGTTACAATTACAACGTGGCAATCAGTTTATAAATTAGAAAGATCTTTTTTTGAAGACTATAATGTAGTTATAGGGGATGAAGCTCACTTATTTAAAAGTAAGTCATTAGTATCTATAATGACTAAATTACATCATGCCAAGTATAGATTTGGTTTCACTGGAACATTAGACGGCACACAGACCCATAAATGGGTGTTAGAAGGACTATTTGGACCATCATACAAAGTAACTAAAACAGAAGAATTGATGAAACAAGGACATCTTTCTCAATTAGATATTCAATGTATTGTATTAAAACATGCACCACAAAAATTTGAAACTTATCATGATGAAATAGAATATTTAATTACTCATGAACAACGAAATAATTTTATAAAGAATCTTGCATTAGATTTAAAAGGGAATAGTCTAATATTATACAGTAGAGTGGAAGCACATGGAGCAGTATTATATGATTTAATAAATACAAATAAACAAACTGATCGAAAAGTATTCTTTGTTCACGGTGGTATTGATGCAGAAGAAAGAGAACTAGTTCGAGAGATTACTGAAAAAGAGAATAATGCAATCATCGTTGCCTCCTACGGTACATTCTCAACTGGTATCAATATTAAAAATCTCCATAATGTTATCTTTGCTTCTCCAAGTAAATCACGCATTCGCAACCTGCAAAGCATTGGACGAGTTCTTAGAAAAGGAACAAACAAAGTAAAAGCAATCCTATATGATATATCTGATGATTGTACTTACCGATCACGAAGAAATTACACTTTAAATCATTTCATTGAAAGAATTAAAATCTACAACGAAGAAAATTTTAATTATGAAATAATTACAATACAATTAAAAGGAAAATAAACTATGTCAATCGAAAATGATTTCTATGCAACAATAAAATTTAAATCTGGCGAAGAAATATTTGCTAAGGTTGCCGCTTCGGAAGAAGAAGATAGAACTATGTTAATTGTTCATCATCCTATTATGATTGGAGAAATTAAAGGAAAGGGTGGAATAGTAGGGTATAAAGTGGAACCATGGTTGAAAACTAGTAAAGAAGATATGTTTATTATTAATATAGATAATGTTCTGACTCTATCTGAGTCTGTGGATGTAGAAATGATTATGATGTATAAAAGATATCTTAAAGATACAGAAAATGATAGAAAAAATAATTTAAAAATTAATAGAAGAATGGGATATCTTGGAACTGTGGATGAAACAAGAGATTCCTTAGAAAAGCTCTTTAAAAAAGATAATACTAATAGCTAATACCTTTTTCCGAAACCCCACAGAGTTATTCTACTTGGTTTTTGAAACTTGTCAAGTGGGTTGAGAAATGTTATACTATCTACATAGTAGTGATAAAAACTTATGGCTATTGCTCCCGGTAAAACTATGGGAAGACGAAAAAGGTCGGAACATTATGTTAACAATAAGGAGTTTCTTGCAGCGTTAATTGAGTATCGAGATAATGTCGAGATTACTTTTATTAAGAAGTATGGTAGAGAACCTGAAAAGGCAGATCGATCAACTACGTGGGAAACCAAACCTGTTATTCCCCGATATATTGGGGATTGTTTTTTAAAGATTGCAAATCATTTATCGTTCAAACCAAACTTTGTAAACTATATGTTTAAGGAGGATATGATCTCTGATGGAATCGAAAATTGCGTTCAATACATACATAACTTTGATCCTGAGAAATCCAAAAATCCTTTTGCTTACTTTACGCAAATTATACATTATGCATTTCTCCGCAGAATACAAAGAGAAAAACGTCAATTAGAAATTAAGAATAAAATTCTTGAAAAGTCTGGTTATTCAGAAGTATTTGATGATAATAATCAGATTGACGGATCGACTTATTCAGATTATAATCAAATTAAGGATAACGTTCATTCTAAATTACGTGGTTAATGAAAATAATTTCTGTTAAACACGCAGCAGATGTTATTAAAGGCGAATATCAATTTGCTGATAAAGTAAAAAGTGAAGTTTTGTCTTTATTAAAAGTTTGTAATCCTATTCCTCAGGATAATAGTAATGTGAAAGCATCTATTCATACTGAATGGGACTGGGAGCCAGAGAATATTGCTTTTAGAAATCTTAAAGCATTTATTATGGAGGAAATAGAAAAATATTTTCAACCTGGTTCTATGTCTAGTGGACACAGATATAGAATAAAATGTCTTAATTTTTGGGCTAATGTTTATGAGAAGGGTGATTATGCACAATCTCATGATCATAAACCTTATGATTATAGTTTTGCATATTTTGTGAAGTCAAAATGGTATTATCCTCCTCTTGTTTTTACTGATAGTGGGAAAAGGATTAGACCTAAAGAAGGAACCTTTGTTGCTTTCCCTGCATATCTAATGCATAATGTTCCTACACATAGATTTAATGATACTCGTATAACTTTATCGGGTAATTTAGTAATAAACGGAAAATGAAAATAGCAATAATTACAGACCAGCACTTTGGTGCTCGTAAAAATTCTAAACTATTCCATGATTATTTTTTAAAGTTTTATGAGGATATTTTCTTTCCTACCTTGGAGAAGGAGGGGATTACTACGATTATCGATATGGGTGACACATTCGACAGTCGTAAAGGTATCGATTTTTCTGCCTTAGCCTGGTCCAAGGATCATTACTTTGATCGTCTTAAAGAAATGGGATGTGAAGTTCATACTATTGTTGGTAATCATACGGCCTATTATAAGAATACAAATGATATAAATGCAATTGATTTATTATTACGTGAATATGATAATGTAAAAATTTATGCCGAAACTACTCCTATACTAGTAGATAATTTAAGTATTCTTTTGGTACCCTGGATTAATAAAGAGAATGAAGAGAAAACTTTGAGTATGATTAAAAAATCAAATTCTCCTGTTTGTATGGGACATTTGGAATTGAAAGGATTTAAAGTAAATGAATATGTGGTAATGGAACATGGTTCTGATTATAAACGTTTTGGTAAATTTAAAAAGGTATATTCAGGACATTTTCATACTCGATCCAATCAAGAGAACATTTATTATTTGGGAAATCCTTATGAAATGTTTTGGAATGATGTAGGAGATACACGAGGATTTCATCTTTTTGATACAGAGACCTTAGAACATACTCCTATTAATAATCCTTATAGTATTTTTTCTAAAATTTATTATGAGGATACTCCTTATCAGACTTTTGATACTAGACAATATGAGGATAAGATTGTAAAATTAATTGTTCGTAAAAAATCTGATCTTAAACAATTTGAAAAATTCGTAGATAAGCTTTATTCTTCCAATGTGGCAGAACTTAAAGTAGTTGAGAATTTTGACTTTCAACAAAGTAAAGAATTTGAAGCATTTGAATCTGAGGATACGATGTCCATTCTTAATAGGTATATTGAGGAGGGAGAAATTGACTTGGATAAATCTCGTATTCAGAAGATAATGCAAGAAACTTATCAGGAAGCATGTGAGTTAGTTTAATGTTTATTCTAACTATTTCTGGTAAAGAAAGAGAAGGAGCTTACTCCGTAATGGATGAAGATGGAGATCAAATCCTTTATTTGTTTGAAGAAGAAGATGATGCTACACGTTTTGCGATGCAATTGGAAGAAGATGATTATCCTGAAATGAATGTAATGGAAGTTGAAGATGCTGTAATGATTAAAACCTGTGAAATGCATGGATATAACTATACAGTTATTACTCCTGATGACATTGTTATTCCTCCGCCATTAAGTAATGATTTTATTTGAGAAAATACGGTGGAAGAATTTTCTTTCTACTGGTAATCAATATATTGAAATAGATTTAATACAGAAGACTACCACCTTGATTGTGGGAACTAATGGTGCGGGAAAGAGTACAGTGTTGGATGC